CCCCATAGTATTAATTTAGTTTTATACGTTTAGGTTTCTTTTCATATGGCAGCTTACGTTCCATTTTAATCCTAAGCATACCATCTTTCAATGTTCCTGCAATGACAGATATATGCTCGCCTAAAAGAAACATCTTTTTAAAAGGCCTGGAAGCTACTCTATTAAATAGAACTTCCTTGTCCTCTTCTTTGTTTTTTAACCCCTCTGAAGATACATACAATATATCTTCTTTTACCTCGACTACCACATCGTCCTCAGAAAAGCCCGCAACTGCCATTGTTATTTCAAAGCTGTCTTGTCCTGTCTTAACGATGCTGTGGGGTGGGTAGTGATCGTCTGACATAGCGTCCTGGACCCTACGCATATTGTCAAACAAACGCTCGAAACCTAATGAAGCACTATTCGGAAACATAACTTTCTCCCTATGGCGAGATAATTAAGAAGCCCACTATTGGCACTTCTCATTACTAATTATAACACAGTTGTACAACATTGTCTACCTAAAAGGTGGTCCGTATGCCCAACCAGTTAAGCTGTATCTAGTACCCTTTGTCACTGGTAGGACTCTGTGAAAGTAATAGCTGGGGAAGACCACAAACTTTCCCTTGGTGTCCAATGCTGGTTCTGGAATTGTTCTCTTTTTGTACTTCCAATTTGGCTTTCCAAAACTAAATTGAAAGTCTCCTCCTTCGTAGTCATCGTTTAAGGAAACAGTAAAGCTGAGTTTTCTTACCTTGTTTCCTGGAATCATATCATAATGCCAACTATATTTTTCACCTTCGCTATATTTACTAAGCTGTAGGTTCTCTAATCCTTCTAAATCAAACCACCACCCACATTCATAGTTAGCTTTCTCTACCCAAGAAAACACCAACTTTTTAAAGTCTTCGTTGTCAATAGGAAAGATTGAATTAGTCCTGACATTATCACTGTCGTTTCCTAAAACTGTAGATTCTTGTTCTTCTACGTTGTTTGACAATTGTATTATAGCTTCGCAGAAGTCAGGTGTAAGATTAGGGACGACCTCTCCAGAATAGAAAACTTCACCGTACATTGCTAGACTCCACAGCTTCCACCGTGTCCGGTGATGTCACAGATGTCATGGGTTTCGATGGATTCTTCAAAGACTTCCCCCAGTTTTCCCAAAGCGTCGGAGTAGGCGACGGGGGTGAGGGGCTGTCCTCCCCGGCAACCATCAGGGTAAACAGTAAAACCCCGCAACCTGTGAGCATGGTCGGCAAGAGTAGTAGCAAAATCACTGACAGTATCTTCATTGTTCTCTTTACTGCCCCACTGGGGAAGATTGATTGTGCTGGAAATAGACATATCCACATAATCTTGTACATCCGCTTGGAATTTTATCCTACGTTTGTAGTCGCTTGCCAAGTCTAAAGCTGATTCGATGTTTTCCGGATCTGCCCCGTACAAATCAATTAACTCCTGAGCAGCAGAATCTACAACGTACTGATAGTGCCACTTAGTACCGTTCTTTAAGTAGCGGCGTTTATAGGCCACAGCAAATATAGGCTCGACGCCAGTAGAAGTACCAGCAAGAATACCAATACTCCCCGTTGGCGCAATAGCTCTGTTAGCAATAGGAACGGAAACGCTAAGATCGTTAGCAAAACTAGAGCTAGTAGCATCAGACATGCTCTTATACACCCGTAACCATCTGTGAAGCTCTGGCGTAACCTCATAACGACTCCCTCGTTTGATAAGCCATTCGTGCATACCCATTAGGCCAAGACCAAGGCGACGGTACTGCTCTCTGACTTTGTAGACCTTGTCATAAGGCAACTCAGCTTTTACCGTACCGCATAACAAAAACTTTGTTGCCAGTGTTACAACCTTTTTGAAGTCCTTTAGGTTATCAATACGTCCAAGGTTGCAGCTTCCAAGATTGCAAACGTCACTATCTCTATCGCTTACGACTTCAGTGCAAGCGTTCCGTAAAGTTTCGTTTTCTTTGTCGAAGAAGTTAAAGCTAAATCCTGGCTCCGCTGTACTCAGTGCTTGACGTACATTATTCTTAAAAACATCACCAACCTTACCTGTGTTCCAGTAATTTAAAAGCCACTCTGTATCATAATTGACAGATATGTTAGTCATGTCCAGGGGTGCAGCAAAGTTAAAGTCTTGCTCCTTAATCTGACCGACAGTAAATCCCGTGCTACCAACTGGCATGTCGTACCAGTTTTTGCTATTTAAAAACGTATCAATGTCCCGGTGTTTCCAGTTAAGGCTTGCATAGATAGCTGACCTACGGCTACCTCCCTGCATTACCCTACGGCCAATTTCGTTGATCATCTGCATCTTTGGAATAGGCCCAGAAGCGAGACCACCTGTCTTACTCAGACCGGCCCCCTCTGGTCGGTATACAGAGTAGTCAATACCAATGCCGCCGCCTGTCATTAGACAACTCTCTGACTTCCAGCTTAGGTCTGCCCAATCTTCCCTAGAGTCTTCTTCTGCCCTTAGCAAATAACAATTGTTAAAAAACTTTGAAGGACGCCCAGCGTAATACAAATACCTGCCGCCTGGAATAAATTGCAGGTTAGTGATAATCTCTGTTAAGTCTTTTAGTTCATCTTTGGGCAAAAACTCTCCGCACACATCATCGACCAGGGTCTTAGCCAAGTCTGCCCAAGTGTGACAACCTTGGTGGGCGTACTTTTGTTTAAAGATGTCCTCGCTAAACTTAGAGCGGAACATTGGGTTTTCGTTTGATTTAAAGGTCATGGCAATCCACAGGTCGGAGTTTAAAGTCAGCTATATAATAATTTACTTCTTCGCTAAAAGCAAGCAGCAATTGTATAGGTTCCAGACCAAGTATGTCTATAATCTGTTCACAACTATACGCCTCTGCTAAATCACTAAGTTGCTCATCAGAAAGTGTGGACATTTTCGTCTGCCTTTCCTACAAAGAACACAGGGCGTCCTGATCTAAATTTAAGGTCTAGCTCTCCAGCCCAGCAAGTATGTTTGTGAGAGCAGTAGGAACAGTTGACGCCCAGCTTTTGCCTACCTGTTTGTCTGTCCTTAATTGTCTCAAAGCATCTGTCAGGCGGCTCAGGTAGAGCTACAGCTGCCTTGACCTCTTTAATCTTGATCTCAGTGTTCTCCAATTGAGAGTGCGTGTATGTAGCCAGTTCCCCACTGCTTTTGTCGAAAGCAAGGAATGTCCCACGTTTTTTACCAAGTGCGTTGCCATAGCCACTAATCTGAGAGATGTAACCAAAAGGATCGTCATCAGGTAACGTACCGTTTTTAAATTTCTTCATGGCAAACGAAGATGCAGATTTAATATCGACAAGCTCGTCATCTATTACGCAATCGATATGACCCTTAATGCCCTCCATTTCAATTTCTGCTTGTTGTTCAGTAACAGAATGCCCAGCTTCCTTGGCTAGGTAAATCACAAGAGCTTCTACAATGTCACCGATCATAAACTTTAAACGTGTCTCAGGACTGAGAGACTCTACTTTGTCATCCCCGTTAACATCATACCAAAGAGACCTACTGCATGGTTTGCCTATATTAGACATGCGTAGCCTACCAGGCATGTCTGAGGTAGCCATCCATAACTGACGCCTGACGGCATCCATAACTGTACTACCCAAAGCGAACAAGGCTTCCTGATCTGGTTTCTTTTTTCCAGTGTTGACAAGATTATAAATGTCAGCCACCAGAGTGTCTATGGTTTTAGTCTCGCTCACTTGCATACTCCATTGCTATTATGTTTTTGTAAGTCTTTTGATTACCTCTGCGTAACCTGGACAATCCACTTTTGTTATAGCCGTTCTCCTGACACCATTGTTCTACTGTTTGGTTTTCTACTAGCACCTCTATGCCGCTGTCGTAGAGGATATAAAAGCTACCTCTGTATCTACCGTTGCCTGTACCCTTAGATGATTCACTAAGCTTCTTTCTAAAGTTTTCATCATAGCTTTTTACAGGACGATAAAAACGTCTTCCTCCAACGTGAGCATTATAGTAGTCCTCGCTCTCAAGAACTCCTAATTGCATTTGTATTTTTTCTTCGTTGTAATACAGATCACGTTTGTTAGCGCACAGCATTAGGATGACAAAGGTGAATGCGTCTGATCCTAGTTCTTCAATGTGAGGCTTTAGGTATTTACCGCTGGAATAATAATATCGCCACTCACTAGCATTGACCTTCTTGCGTTTCCTAAACTTCCAAAGATGCTTGCACCCTATGTAGCTTTTACCGGACTCTTTATGGGTAATCTGGTAGACAAACCCAAGATGTTTATCAGGGTTAAATTTGCCTACCAGACTAATGTCCCAATGTCCGTAATCTTTTTTGCCAGTCACCTAGAACGGAACATCGTCGCTCATGTCGTCAACGATATCTTTCTTAGGTGTTGAGAACCCACCAGGACCGTCATCTAAACTGACGTACTCAATAGGATCAGTGATCTTGACAGCGTTAATAAACGTAGTCACACCCTGCCCATACTTGTTGTTGTAGGGACGTTGGGACAGACGTACAACGCCTTTAGAACCGTTGCTGAGTTGGGTCGGCCCGCTGTACTCGTTCTCTTCACTGTCCACTAGGACAGGCTTATAGTTACTCTTCAGTTGCACATATGCCATGTCGTCCATCTTGCCAGATTCTTGCTTGACACTCAAACCCAAGCTCTTAGCAGCTTTAACCTGATCTCCTTCAAGGCCAAGAGCAACAGAGTAGCGATCAAACTTGTCAGTTTGGTCGAAGATAAACGGGTAGAACATTGTGCCTTCAAGGTAGGAATATTTATTAGCCATCAGTGTATCTCACTCCAGTTGTTGCCCACCTGTACATCACATTCCAATTTGCAACGTAGATTGTAGGCTTTGTTAACTTGCGATATAGATAGTATAACAGATTCTGTGGCAGCGTCAATATCTTTCTCGTCGCTTTCCAAAACTAATTCGTCATGGATCATAGCGACAATCTTGGATCGTATCTTACGTGTTCTGAGATGGTGATCGACATACATAAACCACTTCTTCATCAGTACAGCTGACGATCCTTGTATCAGGGTGTTCAAACTGGCATGGCCGGATCGTACTCGCAAGACCCTGCCGTCAATAGCCTTTAGTTTGCCTTGACTCTCTCCTTTTCTAATGACAGCTTCGCTAAGTCTCTTATAAGCTGGCATATTAGACATAAATCGTGACCGTAGTTCTGCACCGTCTTTGGCACTACCATTGACCACAGCGCCTATTTTGGCATCACCTGCCCCGTACAACAAGGCGTAAATAAAGGTCTTGGCTTGGTCTCTCGTATCGAGTCCTGCCATTTTCTGGTTAGCTGTGTGAACGTCTCCCTCTAGGACTTCTTTGGTAAACTTGTCATCGCTCATGTAGTGGGCCAGTACCCTAAGCTCTAGCCCTGCTGCATCTGTATCCAGTAACTTGCTACCAGGGGCAGCTTTAAACAACTCTCTACACTCCTTGCCATACTGGACCCTGACAGCTGGGACTTGTTGTAGATTAGGATCAACGCAACTCATCCGGTTTGTAATTGCTCCCAAGGTGCGGTATCTGCAATGGACCCTGTTCTGATCTGTGCATGACTTGATCCATGACTTTACAAGGGCAGAGCGTTTCTGAAACATAAAGTATGTAGCCAATGTCTCCGCAACCGGAATGTTACAATTGGACAATGTTTTCTCATCCACTTTGGGTTGACCAGTGGGAGTAACCTCCGTAGGAACCCACCCCAGTTCGATTAGCCTAGACGCTATCTGTTGTCTGGACGATGGGTTGAAGTCTATGATTCTGTCCTTCAATCTTTTACCAGTTTTATCAGAATACCTCTCCTCGACAATTTGTGGGAATAAGTTACGACACTCTTGCTCGATCTGTTCTTGTTCCAGGACAAGGGAATTGTACAGTTTGACAGCTTTGTCCTTGTCCAGTTTAAAACCATTGTTGCTGATTCGGTCTGCTACAATCCTCATACGATGCTCGTCTGATATGGACTTCTCTGAGAACTCTAGCATAGCATTCTGTAAGAAACGATATAGGTGCCTACAAACTGTAACATCTTGTCTGCAATACTCTAACATCTCTGAGGTAAAAGCTGTGAAGTCGTTAAACTCTACTTTCTCGTATCCCAGACGAGTACCCCATGATTTTAAGCTGTGTCCTCCTTCCCTGGCTGGGTTCTCCATCATTGACAATAGAAGCGTGTCCCGCATCTGATCCATTGTAAGACGTATGTCCCACAGCCTAGCCAATACAGGAAAATCAAAACTAAGGCCGTTGTGAGCGACTACCACAGCACCTTTAAGGTAGTCGGCTAACCCGTCTGGTTCTAGCCATTCTTTAAAGCATACAGACTCCTCGTAAGTAACTACGCAATAGATTATAGCAGCATCTAAATCGTCTGTTTCTATATCGAGGAATACTGTTCTCACTTGCCGTCTCCAAACTTACTAACCACATCTGTCAAAACCCACATTGGTTCGTCCCTTAAATCGTCAAGGAACCAAGAAGCTAACCATAGCTCCCATTTATTGTAAAGCCCGTCTGGGCGTTTTGAATATTCGGTTTTAACGGTGTGCTTTTCCACTCTACTTTCCTTCAGTATAACTGACCTTGTTTTTGAGAGTATGTGTTACAAATTTTACCGAATCTGTTGTAAACTGTCAAGACAGGTTGTTTTATTTTAATTGGTTTTCCGTTGTGATCAAGAAGTTGTACTTTTGGTTTTTTAGACATTGCCTAAAGCTTTCCAAGAGATTGGGAAAAGTCTTTCACATTGCTTAGATATTAAAGACGCAACCTCACTGGTTTCTTTTTGGGCATCCTTGCTCAAACGCTGCTTACAAACCCTGGAGAAGGCATAGACAGAGCCTGTCCAGTACCATTCGGTAAACATACTCTGAGGCAAAACCATCCTTGCCATCTCAGGTGCAACGCCTTTGTATAAAAGACTATTGTAGGTCCATATGCACTTTTTAATAGCGTGGTGATAATCGTCCACCATTGCAGGTCCAGATTTAGTAGCAGGATTAATATCGATTACCTCCTCAGAACTACCTTGTTTTTTATCCACAGGCTTTCCTCGCCATTCTTCTGGATAATAGAACTCTGGTTCCTGGTCAACATATCTCCTGCTAATTTCGTTCCATGACAAGCCTACCTGATGCTTTGCCAACTGCCTAGCGACAAAGATAGGAGCTTTGATCCTAAACTGGACACTGGTGTGTGCAAACGGAGACCAGTGATTATTATCGGCAAGATATTTTATAAGTTTAGTGTCGCCAGTTTTGACATACTCATGCTCTTTGTCAAAGCTCACCCTGGCAGCGTTGACCACTGAAAGATCACTACCCATAGAGTCCTTTAAAGCAACCTTGATCATCCCTGTCCTCTCATGCGTTTTCTCATGCCTTTAAAACCAGATCGTTTGGAAACTTTTTTAGAGTGATTGAAGGGTCTTGGTTTGTTACGTCTACGCACCTTGGTGCGGGGAGTGTAGGTTAAGGTATTAGGTTTAGCCATTTTGTTTATCCATCTTGGATAACATTTCCAGTGTATCTTCCTCCTTATCCATATTGTCTACAGCATTCTTCAAATGCCAAAAGGCAGAAACAAGTTTGCTGTAGTCACTCAACCACATATCGCCATCGCATTCCATTAATGTAGAAACTGGATCACAAACAATTGGCTGTATGCGCCTGATAAACTCTTCAGCTGTGATTTCCTCATCGTAAGACCATTTAATCATCTTAGAACTCCTCTGTTGTTACTACATCCATTCTACCAGAACTCTTGTCGTATAGCAAGCGGTCAGCTGTACCAACGTCACCAGTGTATCGACATTTCAGAACTCTGAGGGTGGTAGTGTTGCACTCCACAGGATCGTCGCTCTGTGTGTTCCTTTCCAAGGAGATCACGCTGTCGCTGATTTGGCTTATCCCGTGACTGCCCCTGAGATGCCCTAGGTTGACCTCCATGCCTTCCTCATGCGACCTGTCAGACGACAAGCGTCTCAGGTGTGTTACTAGGTGTATACAGCATCCTGTCTCTTCAGTGACCTGTCTTAGGAGGGTCATGGTGCGGTCAATTGCCTTACGTTCATCAACAACCTCCAAACCTGACACTAGGATGCTCAGATGGTCAATAAATATCACTTGACAATCCAAGCCCTGTACCATGTACCGGACACGATCCAGCAAGTCATCCATCTCCAACGATCCAAAATGATCGTAGATAAATACTCGCCCAGTTCCTAGAGTATTGTCAAAGTATTCCCTGATTTGTTCTCTCGAATACTTCTCGAATACTTCATTAAGATGTAGGCGGTCATTGGCCTCAACCGCCAGGATACCACGCCTAGTGCGATCCACTGATTCTTCAAGGGCAATAATGCCAATGCTCTGGTCTGTAGTCTTTAGATAATAGTGTTGTAGCTCCCGTAGCAGAGAACTCTTGCCTACCCCTGTGCCAGCTGCCCAGGTAACGATCTCCCTGGCCCTGGTGCCAAGGGTCTTGCTTTGCAACTGTGGGAAAGGGAAAGGCATACTGCGTAGGTTCTGTTCAGACCATAACCCGTTAAAGTCCGTAGCGGCGTTCCTGATGCCAGCTGGGGTGTAGCACTGGGTATTCTTCATGCGTGCAAGGAACTCGCTCTGTAAGCCCTTGGCAGTGTACTCACAAGCGTCCTTGTGTTCTAGCTCTACGATGTACGCCTTTCCGGGTCTGAGTAGCCTAGCGCATCTCTCAGCGTTCTGTCGAGCCTCTGGCTCTGAGTCAAAGCAGATGAACACCCGATTGAACTTCTCAAGCAACTCAAGATTGCTCTTGAAGTCACGCTCTGCACTGGCTTGTCCTGATCGTATGGACATTACATGGACAATCTTGGACGAATGTCTGCCCTTGCTGTAGGTCTGGGCATCTGGAGAGACACCGTTGACCATCTGGAACGCTGCTAGTGCGTCTGCCTCGCCTTCAGTAACGATCAAGGTGTCTGAACTAACACCAACATCCTTGCCCAAGGTCTGCGATCCGAAAAGAACTGAGTTCTTGAAGTCTCCCTCTGTCTTAAACTCCTTTCCTTGTAACCTAATCTTGGCAGCGATCCGCATACCGTCGTTGTCAAAATAGGGAAAGACAACTCTAAGGTCACTGGCGGTCACTTCGTAGAGGTCTTGCACTGCCTTGGATATATTCCTGGAGGACCAAGGTGTGTCTGGTTTGGGTTGTTGTTTTCTCAAAGGTTGCACGTAATCCTCCCTTGTCTCGCCATAGGTATTACAACTGAAGCAATATGTATGCCCGTCGTTATAAACGGCTAAGGCATCTGATGATTCACATTTGTCACAAGGTTGGTGGGTCTTAACGGCTACAACGTCGCTCATCAGTGGTTTACCTTCTTGCTTAACATCGTTTGAAGACCATCATCGTCTTCCTCTTCCAAGTCTACATCAAAGTGAGGTTCCTGGTCAAGATAAATCTTAAACTCTTCCAGGGCCATGCAGATAAAATATTCAGCTGGCTTGTTATTGATTTCAGCCATGCTCATCAAGAAAGGCGTGACCGACTTGTCAAGACCAAACACATCTTCCAAGCCTTTCATAAAGATTTGAAAGGGTAATGACGGAGCGCCGCCTGTGATTTCGTTACTCATTTGAACCTCTTGAATAGAACATAAAACACAGTCAGGACGAATATGTAAGAAGCAACTTGCACTGCTTCAGAAAAGTGCAAGCTGTCTAGGGGAAAGAGATCATTTCCCGACATTGGACATTTCTCCTGCCAATGCTGCGTACCCTGCTATATCGACAAAGCTATCGTCCTTGGGTGTTTCGATGCTACGTGCAACTTTCATCAAGACAAGCATCATCGCAACATCGACAGGCGTTAGGTCATCAGGTTTGGACCGGACATAGGTGGTCCACAGTGCTGCAATCCTAGCGTGGTTTAGATATGCGTCTCCGTATTCCTTGGCACGGTCACCATTAATTAGGTCGCAAGCGGTTTGTAGAATTTCGTCTCTATTCATCTTCTACGGTATCCTCTATGTAGTACCCAATAGGGGTAAGTCCTTCATGGGAGAAGTCATTGTCCATGACCTCTTTAGCGTCATAGTACGGACGTTTTTTTGTCGTTTTGACACGTTGGCGATACAATGGTGATTGTAGGGCATGTGCTTCTTTGCTTCGGCGCTTCATCTTAGTTTCCATATTGTAGGCGGTTATTAATAGTTTTCCGACAAGTCCTGCAAGCATTGAGTATTGTGGTCCTCTTCAAGTTCATAGGTAAACGCTTGACGTATAGCATTTCGACAAACAGAACATATGTCATTATGTAAAGGCTGGTTGTCTGGCAACTTAGCGTCACAGATGGCGCATCGCATTTTATCCTCCTCCGGTGTCGCTCTATAGAGTACTCTATAGTGCTACAGTGTAACTTTATTAATATCTCTATTGTGTACTCTATAGAGTATAATATAGTACGACACCGTCAATTGTCAAGGTGTAAGAATTAATAAATGTCTGGATTGGTCTTTTCTGTTGCTTCGATGTCGTCTGCAAGTTCGCAAATTGGCACATATGCATAGTCTAGTATCTCTTCAGTGTATATCCTAGCTACATGCTTGTTGCTGAGGGGATACATACCCTCGATTGTTGTTCTCAGGATGTCTCGTAGGTGTTCAAACACCACTAACTGATTGTCGGTTATACTATGCATTGTCTAACTGTCCTCCATGTCTGACAAAACGCTAAATTCCTCATGCGTCATTTGTCTGGGTTTGCTCCAATAGTGTTCTTCGAGGTAATCATTTACCACGTCTACGCCATACTTGTCAAACATTATTGACAAGAAATCGGATGATTCCATGCCGTCAATCATGTGAGGCCATGCGCTCATACGCAAAGCTTGCATGTAGTTTTCGCAATCTAGTTCTAGTGTCATTGTCTAATCCTCCAATTGATACAATCGAACGCATGTTATACCATGCGCTCTGTTGTGTCAACTAGTGATCCAGGAATGTTATGGGTTTCTTAGTGGTCCAGCAAAGCGAACAAGTGCCGCAACTGTCTGTTTTGTCTAGCTGGACCGGACAGGTAATAGCATCCTTGGTAGTGTTGTGGATTGTGTTGGCGGATAAGTTATCACTTGGCAATGTAGAAAACCTAATGGCGAAGCGATTGAAGCCTAAAACCTTACGAGCGTGTCGTAAGGCGTCACCTACTGGCTTGCCTGGATGGTGTCTGGAATAGCCGTAAACGTGCAACTTGTCGCGCTTGGCAACTTGGATTTGCCAAAATTTAACATAGTCGGCAGAGTAGAAGTCACCTAGGACATGCAAGCGGACCAGATAGCCTCGCTTGTGCTTGCTGTCTAATGCGTCTAGTTCTGTCTCTAAACGAACCTCAAGGCCCGCAGTGTCGATACGGTGTGCGAACGGCATATTGTTCCCATAGCAGTCTAGCCAATGCTCACAAGCATCATCACATGTCTTACGTTCCTCAAGGGTTAGGGTATAGATCGGCATACCGGCAAGCTTGCCCTTGGTAACTTTGCGACCTAGTTTTTTGTTAGTCGATGGTTTCAAGGCCTTGTGTGCATAGGTGTCCAGGCTGTGGACATTTTTGCTGTACATGGTGCGACTATCGACTATGGCCGCATGGGTCTGTTTTAAAGCTGACATTGTCTAGCCTCCCTTTCTGGTTTCCAGTAGGTGTCTTCCAGGTATTGTTTTACCACGTCCTGGCCATGCGTGTCCCACATCTTTTGCAAAAAGAAATGAGATTGCCTGCCGTCGATAAGGTGTTGTCCCCAACCATTGGCTGGGCCGTCTAGGGCTTCCACGTATCTTTTACAATCGTTCTCTAATGTCACTGTCTAGTCCTCCAACCATTGTTTAAATGTCTTAGGTATATATTCATCTGGTCCAACACACCAGACATATATTTCGTATCGGTCGAAAAGTCCAAGTAATTCCTCTGGCAATGTCGCTCGTTGTTGAGCTATGAAACGCCTAATGGATGCGTTTGTCTTCATTTCTGTTTTTTCCCTTTCATCCAACATTTACAACAATACAATTTATTATGCTCAACAATGGGCGCATGTGTGTTACAGCCCTTGGTGTTACATTTAGGCAAAAATGCCGCATCGCGTTTACTCATTTGATAGTCCTCGATTGATACAATAGAACGCCAGGAATATCCCTGGCGCTCCGGTGTATCAACCTGCGAAATGGTACAGGTGTCGCACTGCCGCCTTGCGCTCTACATAGAGCGAGCGACGGCCAGCATGAATGCCGGTCATGGTCGGGCCTGTAGTTATTCCCCAACGGGATTTGACAGCCCGCTTTCGATACAGTCCCCAAGAGAACCGCTTGCCTTGTGTGCCGTCGTTTAAGCCTGCTGTCTTTACCAATTTAGCCATTGTTTGATTTCCTTTCCTAATGGCATTGAAACAATAGAACGCACCGTAAACGATGCGCTCCGTCGTGTCAACGCACAAAACTTATTGCGCCTGGATGTACCCATTCCCAGTATCCGTCGTTCTTCACAGCCCATTCGATAAGCTCAGGATGGATATAAGGACCATCGCCACGATATTCCCCGTAATAGTCCATGATGCCGTCGCCATATTCGCCACTGATAAGCAAGTCACCATCCTCCGATATG